TAAAAGAGCAACGAATGGTACACAACGTACCTCCGGCTAGGATCTAGCACAGAATGCGTGTTAGTCTTCTACTCGGCGTACTCGTTCTCCCAATTACTGGAAGCGGAGTATTGTAGGCGATATCTATAGCCGAACGGCTTGTAGACATCGAATGCACTACCCCCGGCATTCTTCCTCTCCCAAATATTACGTATAGGAGGGGAGGAGCGTAGCTCGTTCATTAGCTTTCGCAAGGGACTATTAAGCCCTACGCTAGCTTGTTTGATTGAGCTTTTGACCAGATGAGGTACGAGGTATACATAATTCTTCCAAATTTTTACACAGGAAGTTTTATGTATATAAGTTGAAAACTCTTCATTTGATTTCGGACCGTATAAGTTCTTGAACTTAGACGGTATCCAGGTTAAAAGAAGAGCACAGGTTTTGGAATCTTTTACCCAAAACCGCAACTCTAGCAGTCTCTTCAGCCGATTATAATCGGTGAAGAGATCGCCAATATCCTCGGGAACCTTCTTTAAAAATACTGGTCGCACGGGTTTCCCATTGAACCAATCTGCTCCGCATGACTCCCTAATAGGTCCTGTAATAAAGGACTTTTCAGTGTTGATGCGGAACCCGGCATTGTTCAGGGTTCGCACTAAATTTTCGAGTGCATATCGAGGAACGATTATATCATCCCCGTAAATTGCACAATTTGTTCGAAAATCATGATGCTTACCCATGCCTCTTAGCACCCCGTAAGTGAGGGATGCGAAGATGAGTGATTCAAGCGCAAAGGTATAACCATTGCCCATAGATGAAATCTTTTTATACCTTACGGTATGACCTTCCAATAAACCAGAAGGTGATCTAATCTTAAGCAAGTAGTCGTACCATTCAGTAGGTAACAAGTGTTTGCACACAGCTAACGATATAGTATCAGAAGCTGCAGCTAAATCAAGAGTGACCGGACTTTCCGGACCACCCAACTCGCTACCTTTCTTAGCCAACCTTTGATTCTTCTTCTGGTCATCAAGATCGATGTCCCAGCGTTTTAGACGCCTACGGATATAACCGTCGACACCTAGTTGAAGCATCAAGTTCATAGTTGGTTCAATTGCGATAGTTCGCTCTGTCTGAGCGTCCTTCGGGACAAAAGTGATTCGATTACCTTCTACAACATTAAGAACTTTCTCCCAAAACACCTTTTGGTTCAATATTAGGTGCTTTGGAACATTGTTTCGTACCCTATAATCATCTTCTAGGGCTCCGATCCAACGTTCGTCACGTTGTATTAGGCTTTTCGCTTCATCCAGAGCTTGAAATGTACAGTCGTAGGGCCACTCAGCATATTTAAAATATTTGCTTGTGCGACCTTTTCGAGTGTTACTTGAGGCTCCGGGTCCATGACGGGACCATAACGTCAACGCTTCTGGGGAAGGGAATTCATCCCCCAGAACATTACGAATCCAATTGCGTGCGTAAGTAAAAACATTTACGTCGTAATCGGTAGCTCCACAGACCAAAGACTTATAACCTTTACGATTATAAGCAGCACAAGCTAATTCAGCATCTATAAACTTCTTAGTTGCTGTAGCTTGTCGTTTGCCTTTATCAGTTTGGAATTGAAACTTTCGTAATAGAGAGGCTAACATGTACTTTGCCCGTATTTTCGGCAAAGTGTCACTAGGATCTGTACACTGTAGACCCCAGATGTCTGAAAGACAGAGATAAGCTGAGAAATCACGTTCACGAATGATTGTGATCAATAGCTCATCTTCATCTTCTGTTAGACACGCCCCTAAGTCCTTCCGTAAGGCGGATAGCAACTTCCAAGGATAATCCAATGGAAGTCGCAGAGTAACGGCATTTTGCCGTATACTGGTTCCCTTTTTATGGGTACGTTTGCTAATAATAGTATTTTTCATACATTATCCTCCATTCGATTATGAATATACGGGCTAAATCATAAGATTAAGATTTAACTCATCCATAACCGAGTCGAGGTCGGCCAACGCTACCATCTTCTGACGTGCGAGAAGCATTTCAGAGGACGATAAACCCACGGGTACCGAAAACTCAAGAGATACAATTACCGGCGCGACAATGTTTTCACCGTCGAGACCAGTAACGATAACATCTTTTGTAAATTTAGCGGTCGATTTTGCTTGACCTCTAAAGTTTCCGTTAGCTTTCGGAAAAGTTCGAAGGAGCGAAAGAGTATCACGGCTAGATAAAGTATGATTAGTATCATGCTTATAAACAGCCCTGTTCTCATAGTCAAGATATCGTTCATAAGTATGAACAACATCTGCTGTAGTACTTCCATCGTTTGCCTCATCAACTGTTATTGCGATTTCATTAGGTTGGGACATCATGCCCTCCTTTCGTTAAACGGTATCATCGGGCTTTTATTATAGCCTTTGAGAATTTTATATTTAATAAATTCTTGATTATGATACCAAGGTCAATAATTTTGAACGGATTCAATTTCACCTTAAAAATAGGCAAGATCGGTCTGTTCGGGTTTGGCACACGTTTGGTCTGTTCATAATTATGTTGTATGAACATACCGTCTAGAGTGAAATCGTTTCTAAGATTCCACTGTTCATCTGATTCAGATGTATCAACGTGTGTAACATAGTTTCTAAACACCCTTTGGTCCTTGAAAGTATACCAAGAAGTAAGGGGATTAGTGCCATATTCCGGCGTTAGCGCGGCTATGGCTTGACCTACATCAATAAACCAGTCCAGAGCAAAAGAGAGATGTGTCATCTCCCATAAAGCTTCTATTGGCTGATTCAATCCGTAGATCTGTAGAGTACTTACACCTTCGATCGCAGTGAGCACACCTGCGCGCACAGAGAATTTGCGGCTATAAAACTTATTACCGCGAACTTTATATGAAGAAAGATTATGATAAAGAATTTGATTCTCTAACGTATCTTCTTCATAATCCTCTGCGTACCCACGGTACGTTTGACGAATAGATTGATTTGAAGCTCTAGCCGTCAAGGCTCTGGCTAAATCTCTAACGTCATACGCCATAGGACGAAGGGCATACCGCGCCTCCATATAAGCGTCTAAAAAGTCGTCGTATGTTATACGACGTAATAAATACTTTAGACGTTTCTTCTTGACGGCGTTAAACACTTTAAAAACGCGTTTATACAAACCGACAAGGGAAGCCACAGTTTTTGGCATCTCTGCCAACGTTACCAAACCTGCAATTTCCGAGGAATCAATATTGGCCCAAGCTTGTTGTACTGCTTGGTCAATCAAATTACTCGTATTCAGGTTGCTCGACGGAGCATAATACTTACCCGGCCATGGACTCGGCATAGGCGTCCCAAGATAAAAGGACGATGCCATAGTACCATTTTGGGTTATCCCAGATGTATAAACATTTGGGGGTGTTCCTTCCTGTCTAAAACAGTTACGATCAATATGAGCTCTCCCTTCAGTATAGAGCCGCTTACGCGACTCGAAAGGATTGTTCATGATCTCACCTCGGTTCATCCGACTGTAAAAATTATCAGTAAGATAATCCCAGGTTTGCTGTGAATGGTAATCAGACATTACGGATCCTGAAGAAATAGTGGATCCCTGTGTCGAACCATTCGTATTATAGACAGTCTGTAAC